CCAACATTTATGCCATCAAAAAAGATTTCAAATATTTGCTGACCAGTAGTTAAGGCTTGAATTATAGTGCTAATGCCATAGTCATAAGTAATTTCTAAATCTGTACCTATAGTAATAGCCCCACCTGAAATTAAAATAATTCCTGCAGAAGATACGATATAGTCTGTATTCTCAACAAAAGTTGTTGCCCCTTCTACTACTGTTACTCCAACTCTATCTGGAATAAACGCAAGTGGAATAAGCTCATCTAGTGCAACGGTTGTATATAAATAATCCGTTATTGTTCCTGCTGATATGTTTCCAAAAGCACCTGTGCCCTGAAAAGCTAGGGCTAAGTTACGAGCCTTTAGACAATTTAGAGTCATAGAAATAGTAGCTGAATTAATATAGGAAATTGAACAGGCAGTGCCTCCAAGAGAAGTAAAATCTTCTTGTTCTACTTCTGTTAACTCATGATTAATTGCAAATGCACTAGCATTACCTACTGGCAAAGCAGGATTTGCAGTTCCTTCTTTTTTTAAATAAAACTGGCCTCTAAAGTAACCACAACATAAATCCATTCTTAAACCCCCTGGTTTTTATTTTAAAATAATAGTTGAAAAACTTGAACTAGACATTAAATTATTACTTTCCCCATCAGGGAAAAGCATTTCATCAGAATTCCACGATATAAAATCATAGGCTTCTCTCATGTTTAAATTTTTATTAAATTCTGTAATTGATTTTTTAACTGCTCTTCTAGATTCTGATAACTCCATGAATTGCCCATCAAGATAAATGTCTGTTGTTATAGGGTCTTTTTTAAATTCAAAAGTATCTCTAATACACTGAAAGATAATAACAATATTAAAAATATGATTAGCCTTTGGAGTGCAATCTTTAATCCTTTGTTGAGGAGCCGCATTTGATGAGGTCCCTGGAAAAATCCAGAGAGACCTGGGACTTGGGCAATCTTTTTTTAAGGCATCTTCTAAGTCATTAAGGTCTGCTTTTGGCATTGCAAAAAAATCTTTTGTAGAAAAGAACTTTTCTAAGTTCACATCTTTTCTTAAGTGGACTAATAAAGGATTTAAGTAAGGAAGATCCGTAATTCTAATTGACACATGAGCACCCATTAGAACAACTTCCACAACATACTTTTGTTGGCAAGCAACTAGGCTCTGTTTTTTCTACTGAGAATTTTGATCTCTTTCTGGAGGGAATACATATCCCGTCATCAGTGCATATCTCTGAGCAGGAGCAGACTTCTGATATTTCTGCTTTGCATTCATCACACTGAGCGCAATCCCCACCATGTTTTAATAAAATAATAGTTAACTTAATATGAAATCTTTGAAGGAAGCTAAACTCTTTATTGTCAGCTAGTAATAAATTGAAATCTTGAATATTAAAACAACAAGATATTTTCCAGAGCATCCATGTCTTAGCATCTTCAATAGCTATATTTATAATTTCATTAACTCTTGTAGAGCTAGTGTTTTCAACATAACCGCCACTTCCGCCATTAGCACTAGGGTCAAAATCTCTCCTGCGAGCGAGCTTTTCGATATACTCTTGTCCATATCTATTATACAGACCTTGTCTATCTACCCATGTTGACATCTAACACCTTTTTTATTTTTTGTTTTTATCTCTTTTAAATTTAGCATTTACATTTGCGTAAATTTTAAAAGTTCCTTCTTTTAGTTTCTTAAGTTGAGAATCTGACACAAGTGCAAGGTTCCCTGTTGAAACTCTATTTAACATCATGTAACTCTCACTCCCTTCTTCGGGAGTGATAGGAACATAAATATCTGTTAAAGCTCTAATAACTTTCATAAGTTATCTAAACCTTATGATGCAGTAATTTTAATTAGAGTTGCAGCTTTAATGTCTACAACAGTTGGAGTTAAATCATGATAAACAACCTGAACATCCCCACCCTCTGCGCCTAAGTCCTCATCAAACTTAACTAGAGAAGAAACATCTTTAGTAAAAGGACTCATGCCGTAACCTCTAACTGGCGCATCTGTTCTTTGTAACTTAACAGCTTTTGCCATGAAGAAATATTCGCCAAAAGTATTTGACAAGTTAAAAGGCTGATTAGGAAGTGCAGTGTTAACAGCAGTATCTGCAATACAAATCTTTTGTAGACCTAAAAGGGATGCAAGCTCTTCCTGAGCTGCCATTACTGGAATAGCACAGCCGCCTGGCTTAACACTTGGATGTCTAAGAAGTTTATTAAACAAAGATAGTTTAGTTATCAGTACGTTTCTAGCACCTGTAAGCTCGTTATCGCTTTGGATATCTTGGAAGTATCCAAAAAGATCAAAAGTTGGGCTTAGAAGATTTGCTAGCGTAAGATTAAACCTTGTTCCCTCAGCAGTAATTTCAGAAGGTAAATCTGTTCCTGCATCAGTGTAATCAGCTTCATTAGTCATAATATTAATAGCTCTTAACTCATGCTGAAGTAACAAAAGATCTGTTAGCTCCATAGTCTTAGCGCCGTCAACATCAATAGTAACTGGACCACAAAAGTTAGGACCACAACAATCTTTTAAAACCATTTCTAGTGCATGCTCTTGAGTTGAAGCATTAACATATTTAAAGCTAGATGGGTTAATTCTCTTAGGTGCTGAGTAGCATCCAATTAAATCGTCAACTGCTTTTAGGTTGTCCATTCTACCATTAAAATCTGCAGTAGTTGTCCAGTCTGCATATTTGAAATCACATGATGGAACTGCAATGCCAGGAAAAGCGCATTCTGCAACTAGCCCCTCTCTTTTAAGTCCCATTTCAAAAACTATATCTGCTAATAATCTTTCTGTTGGATAATTTGATTTTGCCATTTTATTTTATTCCCCCGTTAATTTTTAAATTTTAAATTTTTTATTAAACTACAGCCGCTACTAATGCAGGTTGCAACAAAACTGCAATGCTAGCTTTTCCAGCCGCAGATTGTAAAGCAATTCCTACTCTAACAGCCGCGGCCGTAACACCAACACCAGTCACAACACCAAGACCAGCAGGTCCTACGTTAACAACTTCACCAGCTTCAATTCCAGTTGCAACTTCTACTGCAACATTTGCAACACCAGAAACTACAACATCAACTGACCTGCCAGCTTGCTGATAAGTATCTACATCTGCATTCTCCTCTAGTGGAAAATAAAGAGCAGTTACACTGATTGCAGCTTGAACTTTTCCGTCAGTAGCTAATTGAATTAGCTGACCTATTTTTCTAGCGTTAGCAGCATCAGAAGCGATAGCTGAGTTCTTTTTTAATTCAAAAGCATTTACAATTTTGTTTGATAAACTATATCCCATTTTTTTAATCTCCTATATTTTTTTAAATTATTTATTTAACTTATCTACTAACAACAAAGCTTGCGGAAGGTTCTTGGCTTTACCTTCTTTGATAAGCTCTTTAGCCTGCGTAATTCTAGACATTCTATCATCAGTAGAATTTGTTTTAGCAGGCTCATCCTTAGAAATTTCAATTTTTTTAGTGAACTTAGCATCAATCTTTTTAGGCTCTACTTTTTTAACTTCCACTAAAAGTGCAAATTCTATAAAGGACTTAGCCTTAACGCTATCAAGAGAATATTCTTTTATTTTTTCTGCTGAAAGAGAAATACCTTTCTCTAAAACTAGAGCTGAAAGCTCTTCTTCTAAATCTTTAGCCTGAGCCACTTCCATTTCAGATTCAAGATCAGCAATTCTTAGTTTAAGAGCTGCATTTTCTTCTTCCAAAGCTTTTAAAACATCTTCATCAATCAAAACTTCTGCAAGCTCTTCTAAAGATGAGTCTTTTGTACCACCACAACCACATGCAAATTTTTCCCATGCTGCGCTATCAAATTCTATTTTGCTTTTCATTCTTTCCCCTTTATTATTTTGTTTTTTAAAAATCTCAGCTACAGTTTGCTTGTCTGCACCAACAGGCACAAAACTAACTTCCTGAAGCCAACTATCTTTTATAATTGTTGCGGGTCCTGTTACAGGATAACCGTTAATCTCTGTTTCAATTCCTGATTTAATATCTTCAATCTTTTCAAAGTCATAAGAATAGCCTATTGAAAACTCCCAGCTAAAACCTTCCTTAGCTAAGTTTAAAACTTCTTTCCCACTCTCAGTGCTCTTAGAAATCTGGCCATCTTCAATAAGGATTTTATTATCTACAACTTTTATTGTGGCATAGCCTGCAATTTTAGTTGGGTCATGGTGTAAAAATATTGGAAGTTTCTCTTTAAAAGATATTGAGTTAACGTCTGTAATTAAATTCTGATAGCCAGAGTGATAGTCTATAGGCTGGCCTGAATAAGCCACACCTTTAAACTTTCCTGTTAGCTCCCCATCTTTATCCTTATCATCAAGTGAAAAGGTCTGGGTGATAAACATTTTATTTGACATTCAAAATCCCCTATTTGAATTTATTCTCAACTGTGTTCCACCAAAGATCAACCTTTCGGTCAACCTGGTCCAAAGAATTTTTAAACCTAGACTTGTAAGGTGAGTTATTAGGAAGTTTATTTATAGCTCTTAATGCTGCCTGCTTAGTTGGAGATAAAACATTTCCATAAGTTTTATTAGATGCATCCCCAAAGCCCACTTCAGGTCTAGGGAAATTATTTAAACTCTTTCTAGAAATTCCTATTTCTTTTGCATCCTCTAGAGTCATGTTAATAACTCCACATCTACAATTGCCAGACAGTATACCATCAGTTATAACCAAGCCATGACTAGACTCAAAATCATAAACAAATCCGATGTAAGGATAAAACTTGATGTTAACGATCTCGTCAGTTCCTTCAAAGAAGGACTTAGTGTTAATAAACTTAGCCTTAAGTTCAAGGTCAGCAGAGATACGATCATCAGAAGGCTTCACATGTTCGGGTACAAATCTAGAGGAATGTCTGAGCAAAAACTTTTCGGAAAAGACATTGTAGAAATTGAAGAAAATATTCTTAAGCTCTATTCCGATAATTTTCAAAACACTAGGACTATTGCTAATATCCTTGGAGTCTCTAAGGGGTATGTTAATAATATTCTTAATAAAAATAATATTAAATGCGATGCCATGAATAAACGATCGTACACACGAGAAAGGAAATGCGCAGCTGAGATAATAGGTAAGTTTGAAAATGAATTTTTCAACACCTTTGAAAGCCACTTCACTATTACTAGACAAAAATCCATCAGTGGTCACAATGTCGACTTCTTTATTCATGAACTTAATGTCGCCATAGAAATTGAAAGACGTGGACTTTTTAATACTAAGAGCCTTAAGAAACATCGCTTTGAAAACATTAGAAGCACTGGATGTGACATTGTTGTAATTTATATTCCAAGACATGTTAAATCTTTTAACTTCGAAATTATTCGTGACAAGCTTATCGCCAACTTGCAAATCTTTTGCAGAGATAAATCCTTGATCGGACATCATTGGGTGGTTCAGTGTAATACCGCTAATGATTTTTCCACTTTTCAGATAGATACGAACCATATCAGATTTATAAAAAGCTCTAAAAGCCTTAGTAAAATCCCCTGATACTTTTTGCTTAAAACTTGTACAATTATGCCCCACGGGCGGAGTATATTTATCCCAGAATGAAGAGTCCGCTTTTTTAACAGTGCCGTCTAATTCTAAGTGAGTAGGTCTAGTGTCACTATCCCCAACGGCCGTATACATAAGATAAGGAGTTACGTTAGAAGTCCCAGCGTTATATCTCATCGATTGATTGTAAACTGTGTTTACATTATTTCGGTAAACTGTTTCTAGTCTAGCTTGCGCTAAGGACTCCATAGCACTTGTGTCAAGAGAGTCCCTCCACTGCTTAAAAGAATTGCCTTGAGTTATGGAATTAGCAAGAGACGTCTTAACCATTTCTATTTCTCTGAGCTTTTCTAAACCAGATACATAAAAAGAAAGCCTTCTCAAATCTTTAGGCAAATCATTATAGTAAAACTTAGTAACTGCAACTCTGTCTTTTAAAAGATTAAGAGAAAAATCAAAGGTGACTTCTTCCTTAGTTGCAAATTGTATTCTGAAAGGCGATAGCTCGATGTCAGTTTGAGAAGCATCTAGTTTTTTAGGATTTCCCTGCCTAGCACCTAAAGCCGCAGCGTAGAAACTTGCCTCTGTAAAAATATCATTAAAGCCTGGGTCATCTTCATTAAATAAAGCTAATAGATTTTGATCTAAATCTTTAGAATCATCAGCCGTCATGATAGATGCTATGACTAAGTTAATGTCTATGGGCTGGCCCTGATTTCTAGTTAGGAACTTAATAACATCTTCTCTTTGATTTAACTCTTTATCTCCAGGAGAATATTTTAAGATATCTTTAACCCCACCACACTCATGGCACCCGTCTAGTCCAGTGTATTCTAGGGCTTGCCCATCACTTAGAAAAAGGCTTTTTTTTTGAGGGGCAGATTGCTGAGCACTAAAAAAAGGACTTACGGAAGGAGCTGGAGTTTCTACTATTTCTATTTCATTATCTTCAAAGCCGTAATTGTTTATCCAATATTCCTTTGTAAATTTAAGCTGACCTGTGCCTGCTAAAATTTGATCTCTAGATGCCCTAGCTGTTTCAAGTCCTTGTTCATAAATTAAGTTTGAAGTAGGAATAAGCTCAAGAGGTATCCCGTTAACATCCCCTATTTGTCTCATAGCTTCATCAATAGATTTTTCAACTATGTTAATATCATTTAAAGTTTTCTCTAACCTAACATCATTATGAACTTCTGCACTTTGAGAAGAGCCTCTAGATGCCATAATAGAAGTTTGAGTTTCCCCAAGAATAACTCTGTAAAATAAGTCAGTAGTTTTGTTATCTATGATATCAAAAATAGATGAGTCTCTAGATGGTTGAATATAATCAATACTATCACTTGTAGTTGTAGCTAAGACCGAGCCTTTTTGTGCAGTCTGTAAACTCTCGCGCATAGCCTCAACATCTTCTGCATTAGGAGTCTTGCCATGCAAAAAACCTAGAGCATATCGCTCTGCAAATTTCATCCACAAATCCCAATCATTGCACTTAAATAACCATGCAAGATAAAGACGGGTAAACATTGCGTCGCCTCTAGGATTAAAAGAAGTTCCATTATTTACAGATAAAATCCATTTGCCATAGTCTAATAGCTCATTATTTATAAGCTTATCTCTAGCCCCGTATCTTAACTTAACGCGAACTAAATCAGGCATAGGTTGAAAACGCCAAAATTCTTCTTTTTGAAATCCGTCAACTTTACCTGAGCCATCTTCGTTATAAATAATTTGTTCTACATTATAACCATAGGCAACAGACCACCAGAAATCTTGTTTTAATTGTCTTTCGTGAGGTAAGATCTGGTCTTCCATAAAACGATTAACTTCTTCAGAAGGCCCATTAATAGTGAGCTTTGTAGTAAGGAGCGCAACTAATCTTTTATCAACAGCCGCATATATCTCGCCATCATAGTAGAGTTTATTTAAGACTCTTCTATCTCCTACCTTTANGGCAAGCTCATCNGGGTCNACATANTAAGATAGGTTTTGAAAAAAGTTATCAAAGTCTATTCTTTTAAATAGAGCTTTAAAGTCTGTTTTGCTGACTTCTCTTTTATATAATTTGTCTACAATATTCTGGAAAAAACTAGCCATATTTTTTATATTACCCTGCAGAAAATTTTGATCTAGTTGCAGTTTTTAATTGTATGAGTGCCATGGTTAAAGTGTCAACCATATCGTCATTACCTGTTGTCGAGCCGCTTTCTGTAAATCCTAACAACTCATCCTGGAAGTCAGCAACTAAGGAAATGTTTTTAGGTAGCAGGACTAGACCATTTTCAAACAAGGGCTGGGTCATTAACACTCTTTCTACTTTGGATAGACTCTTAAATTCTTTCTTTTCCGGCCAGGCAATTATATTTCTTATTTCTTTTTGAATCTCTGAAATCATGGCCGGACCGTTAGCCTTATCTTCAATATACTTTAATGACGCAGTTGGATGCTTATCGCAAAAGATTCTAAAGTTAGCTTTTGAGTTTCCATAATTCCATCTGCCCCGTACTAAATCTATTAGATAAAAATAAATGCCCAACTTACCCCAACATTGATAAGAGACAAAGTCAGACCTAGCAGTATCTTTAAAAGCCAAATCTGCAACTAGAATTTTTTTATCAAAAGAAGTTGGGAGCTCTTCATAAAAACGCATCCATTCTTTTTTAATTAAACCACCACCCACAGGAGTAGGGGATTGTTGCATTTGTCCAGACCAACCATAAGTGCCAAGCCCCTCATACTCATCTTGCTTTTCAACTTCCCCGTATCTTGTTGGATGCATGAATTCCCCTATTTCTCTAGGGTCCTTCCAACCTGTAATATTCTCAACCTGGCCCTCTACTTTTTGCATGGGGATAACTAATTTTTCAAAGTCATATTTTTCAGCTAGCAGACCTGAGATATCATTTTGATGTAGTCTTTGATTTACATTAATTCTTCTGCCTGTTTTTTTATTTTGAAGTCTATTGTAAAATGATTGAGTGTACCAAAGTCTAGTAGAGTCTCTGGCAACTTTGCTAAAGGCATCCTTAGCATTTAGTAGATCATCGCTTATCAGAGTATCTGCACCCTTACCTGTTATCGTACCACCAACAGAAGTTGAAAGAAAATAACCGTTAAATTCATTCTCCATAAAAGTCTGAGTGTCTCTATCTTCCTTCACTCTAATAGGCCATAGGGATTGATAAAACCTAGACTTAATTAAATCTCTTCTTTTTAAATTAAAATAAGTTGAGAGCGATGCAGAATAAGATGACGATATAAACTTATGACTAGGCTCAGTAGCCCATACCCAAGTGGGATAAATTACATTTACAAGTAATGACTTAATAGTTCTGGGTGCAATATTTATATCTAAGTTTCTAATAAGACCTGAGCTAACAGCCTCTAAGTTTTGAGCTACAACTTCAACATGCCAGTTATGCTCATAGGTACTTTCAGGCTCTAATATCTTAAAGGCTTGCCTTGTAAAAAAAGCAAGGTCCTTTTCACAGACTTTCTTAAATATATATTTTTCATTCATTTCTTATTTTTTACTATGTCTTTCATTTTGTCTAACATCAACAGAGTTTCATCATCCGACATTTCAATTTCAAATGCGCTATCCTCTAGAGTGCTATTTTTAAGTAAGCCATCCATGTCTTGGACTGCTATAGCCTTCAACTCTGTTGGTATTCCATAAGTAGCAAAGTAGAAACGCATGTGGTTAACATTCCCAGTCTTAATCATGATATTAAAAAACGACATGAAAGCTGCATCTTCTATGCTAAGTCTTTCCTTGTGCTGGCCCATTCTCTCGAAGGTAGCTAAATCCATTTGCGATAAGTTTTTAAACTTCTTTAAAATCCTTGCGTAACCAGATCTTCTTAAAGTGGAAATGTCATCCTGAAGTTCCGCAACATCAGTTAAGACCTGGGTCTTATGTTCCGCAGGTTGTTTTAATGCTCCTCCTGGATTTCCTTTTATGAATCTTCCTTTTTTATCTTTCATTTTTTTAAAGCCTTAAGCCCAGCTTGATTCACATACAATTTTTCTATCTTGATGTTCAGAATTTTTTTTGCGCTCATCTTTGATCTTTTTTTTATATTCCAAATTTCAGTGAATCTTTTATCTGGAATATTGTACTCTGAAATAAAAACGGGGCTTACTTGATTGTCAGCCCAATCAAAAAAAGTTTTGTGGTCAAAACCTCCGTCATACTCACCAGTGTTAGCATAAGGTGGGTCACAATAGATAATTGAGTTTTCTTTTATAGAAACTTGTTCGTAGCTTAGGTTGTAATAATTAAGTTTATCTAAAGTATTTAGTTGTTCCAGTTGTTGCAGTTGTTCCAGTCGTTCCAGTTGTTNCAGTTGTTGCAGTTGTTTATTTCTTTTTAAAACTTCTAATTCTTTTTCTTTTAAAAAAGAATATAAAAATTCTGGCACAGTTGTTTTTCTATAAAACTCTATTCTATTTCTAAGCAAAAGCCTTCTGGATTTAATATCATAGCCTTCTCTAAAAGAAGAGCATCCCATCACTTGAATGGCCAAATCATCAAACTCATTGAACACAATTGCGTTATGCATCGACTTTTTGTATGGTTCTATTTCTTTTGAAAACAAATAGCTCTCTCCATCATTCCCGAAAGACCAAAGTATTTTAATCATTGGGTCAGTGTCTAGGTTTTTAAAAAAGTCTTCTCTGGAAACCCAAGGTGGTTTAAAAACATTGTAATTATATTTGCCATCAATCGCGTCTTTAATTAAATCACAAATTCCATTTCTGATTTCATTAAAGTGAAAGTGTTTATAGTCCTTAGACCTTCGTGACAACATCCCATGGGTTACAGAAAACCCACCGCCAAACAAATCATAAAAGTGATCTGCCTTTGGAAATATTCTTATTAGATCATTAACGATTGAGCCTTTTGACCCCATATAGGGAATGCCATACTCTGCCATTTAAAACAGAGCCTTGACTAAAAACCCATCGCTCATAAGCTCGTTATATTTTTCGGTCATCTCTTGTTCTGTGGGAAATTGGATTTCTAGTCTAAAGGACGGCAGCTTTTCAACATCTTCTTTCTCGTCTAAGTCTGACATATCTAGATCATTGCTGAGACTGAAATCTTTAAAGCCTAAAAAATCTAAATCTATAGATAGGTCTAGATTTCTAACTGCATCATTAACTAATGACATATCTATTTCAGCCCAAGAAGCGATAGCGTTATCTGCATTTAGATGCGCAAATTCTTGTTCCAGATCCGTAAAGTCCTGATAGGAAACAGGAACTTTAGTTAGTCCTAGCTCCTTCGCAGCCTCTAGTCTTGCATGACCCGCAACTATATATCCTGATAAATTTGACACAACAATAGGAGACCGAAAGCCCTGATAATTAATTATCTTGGCAAGCCGCTCAATTTGATCTTTACTATGGGTGTTAGTATTTTTAGGATTAGGTGTTATCTTTTTTATATCTATCCACTGAATTTTATCATTCTTTTCTAAGCTCATAAAATCATCAGATCAAATATAAACCGCAAAGGCAATACGGCCACCGCAAAAGGTCTAGCTGATGCGGAGCGTATTAAAAGGTTATTTTACTTTATTTCTACTTTTCTCTTTTGCAATAAAAGCTCTAATTAAATCTTCAATGACTTCTTTCATGC